GGGAACGGTGGTTGATCATTCCATATTGCTTAGGTTTTTTTGTGAAGCAATCGTTTAGGACAATAGCCATTCTTGAAAACTTTCTGAAAACTTCCAGAATACGCCATTCTGCGACCCCACCCCCAAAAAAATATGAGAAATGGTAGGGGTGGCTACTGTGAAAAAAATCTCATCATTTTTTACTTAAAGCTGAAAAAGATCTTTACCACACCCCCACCGTGCACCAGGCTCCAACCCTGCACCACCAGCCACCTTTAAAGGTATTCCACGGTGCACCACGGTGATTAAATACACTGGAACAGAGAGGACTCCCTTCAGTGTCAAGAACACCGCAATCGTATACAGCCAAGACCTTGAATAAAAACCGGACCGTGTCAGGCAGGGGTTGCCACCTTTGGACCCGCACCGTGAACACCCAAGGTTACGGAGTTTGCACACACGATAGGCGAGTGTGGTTGGTGCATCGTTTGAGTGCCAAATTGAATCGTGTCAAAAACTACAGACACCTTGATCACAACGTGGTGCTCCACCTTTGTGACAATCCCAAATGCTTCAATCCCAAGCATCTGCAGATAGGCACACAAAAGGAAAATATGAAGGATATGAAAAGGAAAGGCAGATGGAACAGATTCAACCGCGGCTAGATTCATTTCCAAGTGTGCATATGACCTTTGAACATTGGGTGCATTTTGTATACGGTTATTCGCACTGGGAATTTGACGAACACATACAAAATTTAAAAATCGCATACGACAAGATTGAATGGTCAAAGGCTATAAATACAACTAGCAAACATTACACCTGACCCTAACGGACAATCTTGTTTAAGGTTTGTGAGTTCTAGAACCCAAACTATGAGAGGACAATCTTTCTAAGACCCTACATACAAGGATAATTCAATAACGTTTTAACTTTAAATTATTAAACATAGAAAAGGAAACAATAGATATGGCAATAACAGTATCAAACGCATTTGTTACACTTTTTAACGATGAAGTAACGCATTCAGCACAACAGTTGTCTAGCAAACTTCAAGGATCAGTTAGAACGGTAAGAAATGTATCAGGTAGCACTTATAAATTTCCAGTATTAGGAAAAGCGGGTGCAATCAAAAACAAAACTTCACACCAAGACATCGAGGCTCTTTCAGCTTATGATGGTTCACCTACTACAGGTTCATTGGTTGAAGGTAACTTAACAATGGGTCACTCTGTGAAAACAGCAACAATTGACACTTATTCTGTAGGTGAATACATTGATGACTTTGACGCATTAAAAACTAACATTGACCTAAGATCAGCTTATGCTGAATCATTAGCAGGTGCTATGAACAGAGCTTACGATAACTCTATCGTGGCGGCTTTGGACGCATCAGTTTCAGCAGAAACTTTAGCGGCTGAAACAACTGGTGACACTCTTAACAAAGCGAAACTTATCGCTTTAGCAAGTGCATTCAACACAAACGCAGTTCCAACAGATGGTAGAATTATCCTTTGTGGTCCTGACGCTTTCAATGACATCATCAGTGACGGTAACTTGATCAGTCAAGCAGATGGTCCAATGTCACAAGCATTAGTATCAGGAACTGTATCAAACGTGATGGGTTTCAACATCATTATGCACACAGGTCTATCAGATGGCGCAAACTCTGATAAGAAATGTTACGCATTCCACAGAAACGCAGTTGGTATGGCTGTTGGTAAGGACATAAGCACATTAGTGAACTATGTTCCACAAAAATTATCAACACTTGTAGCTTCTGAGTTCTCAGGTGGTGCGGTTGTTATTGATCCTACAGCAGTAGCATCATTCCAAGCGTAATTTACTTTGCAAACTATAAAAGGGCGGTGGCGACATCGCCCTTTTTTTATGACTAAATAATACAACAAGGATCTTATAAAATATGGCAACAACAAAATTCACAATAGCAACGCAGGCTTTATTAAAAATTGGTGGTAATCCAATTTCAAGTTTTGCAGGAACTGACAGAGAATCAATCGTGGTGTCAAATATGTATGATGACACAAAGAAATCTCTTTTGTTTTACACATTTTGGAACTTTGCTACACAGAAGACAACACTTTCAGCATTGGTAGAAACAATCACTGATGCAAGTTACAAGTATGTGTATCAATTACCAGGTGACTACATCAGAGTAAAAGGTATATTTGATAGCTCAGGTGTCAAACAGACTGATTTCTCAGTTGAAAAAAATAAAATTTACGCAAACATATCACCTTTGAACTTGGAATACATCCAACTCAAAGATGAATCAGACTTTCCACCTTTCTTCACAGAAGTTCTAATCGCAAAATTGGCATATGAGATATGTGAAGCGGTAACAGGTGTAGGAACATTAATGGATAGACTCGCACAAGACTATGAAAGAAAACTTAAAACTGCCAAGACAGTTGATGGTCAAGAAAATCCACCATTGTCACTAATTGATGAAGGTAGATTGTTAAGAGCGAGATCAGGTTCATCAGGGTCAGTAATATTTCCAAGGAGTTAATTAGATGGCACAAATAAAAGTCGTCCAAAACTCTTTTACATCAGGTGAAGTAGGTGAATATCTTGATGCAAGAGAAGACTTGGACATTTACACGACTGGTGCAAAGACAGTTGAAAACTTTTTCGTATTACCACAAGGTGGTCTATTAAGAAGAACAGGCTTTGAATACATAGCTGGAACAAATTTAAACAGCACTGATGAAACACACACAGGTTTTGAATCACACGCGAGACTAATACCATTTAGATTTTCAACAGACCAAGAATATGTTTTGATATTGGAAAGACACGCACAAGATGGTGGCAAGTTCCACGTCTACAAAAATGGTGCCAAGGCAACAACAGTTACAGATGGTTTATGTGGTTGGACTTCAACTAACATCAATGAATGGCGATTCACACAGACATTTGACACAATGATTTTGACGCACGAAGACTATCCACCTGTAAAAATTACAAGACAATCACACACCAGTTGGTCAATTGGTTTAGTGAGTCACACTTTCTTACCATTGGCAAACTTTGACACAGGTATAACACTACAACCAGACACAGGATCAAATGGTATTGATGTTGGCTCAAGTAAAACTTTGACAGCATCAGCAGATCCAAGTTCACATTTCAGCAACGGTGATTACATTAGAATAAATGGTGGCTTATACAAAATCACATCAGTATCAAGTTCAACGACCATAACTTGTGACATTGAAGAAAAACCAAACAACACATTGTTGGCAGGTTCAACAGAATACCAACAGACGGCTTTCAGTGCCGCAAAAGGTTATCCAAAGTCAGTGACCTTCCACCAGAACAGATTAATATATGGTGGAACTAAAAATAAACCACAAACAATATTTGGATCACAGACAGGTGACTTCTTCAACTTCAAACCAACAGTTGCAACAGTTGACAACAACACAACAACAGGTTCAGTAACAGATGATAGTGCATTTGCATTCACAATTGGTGCTGACACATCAAACGTGATTAGACACGTTGTATCCAAACAGACTTTATTCATCTTTACCAGTGATGGTGAGTTTGAAATGGTTGGTTCACCAGTGACACCGTCTAACGTGAATGTTAGACTACAGACCAAGTATGGTAGTGTAGCCGGTGCACTGAATCCAACCACAGTTGACAACGAAGTATTATTTTGTAGTGCCAACGGTAGAGAACTTAGAGGTTTCGTGTTTGATTTCAACTCAGATTCCTTCTATGCGAAGAACTACACAATCATATCACACGATGTCTTAAGCAATCCGCAAGACATCGCTTTTATGAGAGCTCACAGGAACACAAACCAAAACTATGTGTTCATTGTTAACTCAGATGGTGAGCTCGCAGTATTGGGTTTGAATGTAGAGAAACAGGTCGCAGGTTGGAGTAGATTCAAGACAGATGGCAAGTTTAAAAAAATAGTTGCAGTTCACGACAGTGACACGGATCCAGAAACACAGAGATTATACGCACTTGTAGAGAGAACAAGGAAAAAAGATGATGGTTCAAGCATTACTTGTTACCATTTAGAAAGATTGACAGAAGAAACAGTTTATTTGGATGGCTATATGACCAAGAACACAGGTTCAACATTTAGCACAATAGGTTCAGCACATCCATTTGCCAATCAAACAGTGAACATAGAAGCAGATGGTGTCGTCCACGCAGACAAAACAGTAACTTCATTCAGCAGTGGAGCAAACATAACACTTGATGACAGTTATAGTGATGTTCACATTGGAAAAAACTATACATCCAAATTAACATCACTGACGTTGCCAGTTACTTTGAACGGACAACCATACAGAGGTGAGCAGATAACAAAGATCAGTGCCTTGGCTAACTTGAACAAGACCCAAGCACTTAAAATAGATGGTTCAGAGATTGATTTCAGATTTGCTGGTCAGAACTTAGGAACAGCAATCAATCCATTCACTGGAACAAAGAAAACATTCGTAAGTGGTGTTTCCACTGACCCATCAATTGAGTTTACAGTTGATACACCGTTACAATGCACAATCTTGGGAATAACAACAGAGGTCAAATTTGGCACATAAATATTTGAAAGCAAGGAACTAACTATGCCACAACTATTACCAGCACTACCAACATTAGCACAAGTGGGAACGGCCCTAACAACAGCGGCACCTTATATTGCGGCGGCTGGAACAATGTATGCGGCCAATCAGAACATTCAACTTGCTAACCAACAAGCGGCTATCAGTGATTATCAAGCGGCAAGTCAGGCTATCGCACTTGATAGAAGATCAGAAGATAGGAAAAGAAAATTGAGAAGAACTATTGGGGCACAAAGGGCCTTGTATAGTGCAAGTGGTGTTAGCCTAGAAGGCACACCAACAGATATATTTTCAGATACAGCAAGAGAATTTGGTTATGAAGACGCGGCTGATAGATTTGATACTTACGCAAGTATGGGAATGAAATCTATGGAAGCAGATGCTTTCAGAAAATCAGGCAAACAGAAAGCATTTGGCAATCTGTTAGACTTTGGAATCAGTTGGGGAATGAGAGGATAATTATTGAGTTTTGATCAATGGTTTAAGAAAACATTTAACAAACAACCAAAAGATATTTTTTGGTATGATTTGGTAACTGTGTATCTTGATCAATATAAACGTGAAACAGGAGATGAATATGGCATACGGAAAAAAAAGTTACGGAATGAAAAAAACTAAAAAAGCAAAGAAGTCAAAATCTAAAAAAGGTTATGGCAGAAAGAAAAAATACTAATGAAAAAATTAACTACAAGACAAAAGTCTACATTGGCGAAACACAAGAAACATCATACGGCAAAACATATGTCTAGTATGAGAAAAGCTATGCGTGGTGGTAAAACATTCACACAGGCTCACAAGTTCGCAATGAAGAAAGTAGGAAGATAAATGGCAAAGATACCAACATACGAAAGCAGAAGAGTGCCAAGTGGTAACGTGGCAAGACCAAACTTACCAGACTATAGTGTTAACATAGCAAACAAACTTGTTTCAGCTTCAAACAAAGTGTTAGATGCTAAAGCAATTGATGAAGGCTACAAGGCAGGTAAAGAAGAACAAGCAAAACAATTTGTAGAAGATAACACTTTAGTTGAAAGAAGTGGTTACACATTAAGAAATGAAGCATTCAACAAAGGTGCAAACGCGGCCTATGTTGTTGGTATGAAAAACAAAGCTGACACTGAACTGAACAAATTAGCCACAGAACTAAATGACCCAATGAGCAAAGTTTCAATAGATGAACGAATGAACATCTACAATACAAGAAAAGAAGAACTTAGAAATAATTTTGTTACAGATTTGCCAAGTCATTTACAAGGTGACTTGACAGGTTACTTTGATTCACAGAATGAAAAATATGCCAGTCAAGTTTTTAACAATCAGAGAAACTTACAAGTAAATGAAATAAAGACTACCATAGCAGGTAGAGTAGACACAGCATTAGAAAACTTACCAGCATTGATCAGAGACTTTGGTTTCAAAGACAATGAAGAATTAGTAGAACAGTTCAGTGATATTTTTGCGGCGATTGATGAAGGACTTGGAACTATAAGCCCAGCACTTGCTGAACAATACAAAGAAAAATTAAGAACAACCATACAATATTCAGCATTAGAGAACGCATATCAAAATGCGGAAGACAAAGAAGCATTTATTGAAGATTTAGAAAGCGGTGGTGACAAATACAAAGAAGTAATGGCTGAAATAAATGAAACTTATTTTGAAGACCAAGATCAAATTGAACTGACAGCAAATGGTGACACTGGTTACAAAACTTTAGCAAAAAGATTAAGAGTAGATCTAAAAAATGACAAAGCAGATATGGCAGTTGACAGAGCCTTATGGGAACAAGACGCCAAAGGTGCTTTAGCATTATTCAAGTCAGGTGTTAATCCAAACTATCAGTTTGACGCAGAACAAATGAAAGCATTGGGTTTCAGTGACACAGCAATATTAAATTACCAAACACAGTTTGCAATAGCTGAAGAAATATATCCTGACATCATTGAAGCAAGAAGCACAGCACCAAATGATAACACTACAACATTAAAATCACTAACAAAAGAATTCAATGATCTATCAGTCAAAGAAAATAAAACAGAAGAAGACAGAGATAGGTTAATAATATTATCAGCACAGATAGATGGCATTGGAACTATTGTTTCAAATCAAAAAAAATATATTGCTGATGGTGATATAAATTTATTATTTGATCAGGCTGGTATTGAATACGACACATCAACACCAGAAGGTATATTGGCATATCACAACAAAGCAATTTCACAATTTGGTTTAGATGAATCATTAATGAAAGTTGTTCCACAAGGTCAGTTAGATGCTGATGCTGAACTAATGACAACAGGAACATTTGCAGATGTGATGGCACTACAAGGCAAATACGGAAAGTATTTTGAAAAGTTTGTTGCTGACGCAGGTTTAGTCAAAGAAGGTTACCAGACAGTGGCAATCTTTGCTGGATCAAATCCAAACTATGCAGAACAAATTTTTAACGCAATCAATGATATGGAAGGCAACATAAAAAGTGCAAAACAGATTGATGATGGTTTCTCAGGTGAGGGCGGAGCATTAGATACTTTCACTGCCGCATTCCAAACTGAATATTTAGATTTCTTGAGAGGCAATCAAGATATGGCAAATGACATAACGAACGCCGCACAGGCTTTGTTCATACAAACATACTTGAGAACAGGTGATATTGCAAAAGCACAAAACAGTATTCTTAAAAACTTTGACCAAAACTTCACAAAGTTTGATTACAATGGAATGAAAGTTTTACTTCCAATCAATGTAGATCAAAATGAAATTAGAACTAAGATTGATGAGTTTGCCAAACACCCACAAAAGTTTGGTATCCATACAAGTAATATGTTTGACATAAATGATTTCAAAGATGACTTTGAAGACAACACATATGACAACTACACACTAGCAGTTGATGGTGGTGCAATAAAAATCATCAACAAAGAGAATGCGATGGGTGTTGTTACAATATTTAAAAAGTTACCAAGTGCCACAGGTGAAATGACAGTTACAAATTCAATAGTATTGAATGAAGGTGACAACGTAGAACATCTAGAATCAAAAGACACAGTTGATGTTTGGGAATACAATGATGTTAACTTAACTGAAATAGTTGACAATGAAATAACAGAATTAGAAAGCACACAGATTGGTAGCAATGATGAAGTTGCAAGTCTTGAAAATGAAATAGCAGGCATTGAAAAACAAATGGCTGACTTGACAGCAAAAAGTAAAGTTCCTGAAATGTTAGAAACAATATTAAGACCTTTACAAGACAAAGTGTTGATGCTGGAACAAAGAAAAGATGAATTACTTGAAAATCAAAGTTTATCTACAGCTGAGAAAGTTGAGAAAGTTTTATTTGCTTATTCATCTTTAGAAAATAAACCACTTGATACCTATGTCGGCACAATAACAAGTGATGCAAGTGTTCAACCACATTTACACGCAATCAGTGTGTATATCAAAGGTGGACAAATGAATGAATGGGTTATTGAAGCATTGAGTGAAATAGAAGCATTCAAAGGTCTTACCAATGATGCTATCGCAACGGAAGTATTGTTGAATTGGCAAGACAATATGAACAGAACCACTAATACTAAACCACCAACGCGAATGACACCAATACAAGCATTGTATGACTTTGTGAGAGACTTAGAAGAAGAAAACACAACTACAAGTAACAATAACAACAATGATATGACTTATGGTGAAGTGTTGATGGGATTAGATTAATGGCAGACAAAAAAGAAGAACTTTTCTTAAATCCACAAAAAGAAAGACTCGTCCAAGCAGACGGTCAGAATATGTATACACCCAAAGCGAGTTTTTGGGATCAGTTCACAGCAGGATTTGGAGTAGGACAAGACTACACATCATATTCATTGTTGGCAGACGTAGGACTGAAAATGTCTACTTCAAATGCGTTAGACACAATTGAAAAAGATGAATGGAATGAAACACATCCATATTACTTTGAAGATGTTGAATGGACAGAAGATTTAACTTTAGATGTAGCAAGAAATATATTCGCAGAAAAAACAGACTCAATCAATTATGAAAAATTAGTTGAGAGAGGTGGTGGTGGCGGTATGCTGACAAGGGGTTTAGGTATATTTTCAGGAGCGGCATTGGATCCAATAAACGTAGTGGCGGCACCCGCGGCTATCTACACCAAAGCTGGACTACTTGGAAAAATGGCTATGGCTGGTGCGGCAAACTTTGTTGTTGAAAGTGCATTACAAGGTGTTGCTTATGGAACGCAAGATGTGAGAGGTGAAGACTTAGGTGTTGATGATGTTGCATTGAATTTAGGTATGGCATTTGGTATTGGTGCGGCATTCCCATTAGCAGGTAGAGGTATAAGTGCATTATACAAATCAACAAGAGGTAGTAGATTACCAACAGATGGCAAAACTGATAAACCTGATTACACAAAAACACAAAAAGATAAAATTAATATTCACAGTGGACACACGCAGACAACGAGATACAGCTCAATAGCAAACACAAATTTCAATACAATTGATAGTGTCAAGATAGATACCAAAGGTAGAATAAACACAGAAGATGGCAGAGTCGTTGTTACAAAAAATAATGATGCAACAATTTCAATCACAGGTTCAGCTGTTGACTTATCAAAAATATTACCAACCATCGCAACGAGATTAGATAGTTTTGAAAACATCAATATCAAAGTTGATGATGCACCAGTGCAGGTTGTTACCAACGCAGAAGAAATAACAGCAATAGCAAAACAGATTGAACAAACAACAGGAGTGAAAGCAGAACTTGACGCACCTGATGTTACGATGGTCAAAGTGGAAGTTGAGAATAAAAATTATGAAATTGAATTAGATGACAATGGTGATCTAACAGGAAGAGTATTCAAAGCAAGAAAAGACGGTAAGAGAGGTAAGCAATTAAAACAAGAAGAAGCAGAAAGTATAATTGATGCCAACAAGCAACAAGCATTACACACAAGAACAAAAATAAATGAAAACACTGGCACAGCTGGACAAGAAACAAATAGAACAAACAGGGCTGGTAATGAAACTGTAGATTCAAAATTGAATAACAAAAAAAATTATTCTACACAAAATGAAGTTGATGCGAGTGTGAGTGGCCAAAGTAGAGACTTCAGAGAAAACTATGGCAACACACAATCAGCCACAAAGGCTTGGACAGCAGAATCAGTTATATCAACTAAAAATTTATTTAGAGCTGGTTATATGATTGATGCTGAAAAAAATGAATTGATTGATCTTACACAAATTAAAGTTGAAAGATTAGATTCAAAGTTGAAAGACAAATTGGCTAGATCATTACAGGTTGCTAGATCAAAGATACCAACAGACAAAGATGGCTATGCAATAATTGATGGCAGAGGTCGTGAGCTTAGAAATATGATTGAAGACTTTGACTTAGATATGAAAGCAAACAATGATCACAAAGAATCATTGACGCAGTATGCTTTATGTATGTTGGCAGGAGGATCCATATAATGGCAAGAGAAAGATGTTACGGTGAATACACAGCAAGATCAAAAACTAAAAGTTGGCGACAAGAAGATGCTGAAAGAGAACTTGTTAAAATCAAAGAACAGTTGGCGAGAGAAGGAAAAACTTTTGACAGCACAGTTGATCAAGATTTAGCTGTATTCAAAGCATACGAGAAAACAATCAACAACACACAAAAAAATTCAACTCAAAAGATGATGAAAAGATTATCTACTTTTGATGCTTTAACAAGAATTGAAGATCAAATAATTGATATAAAAAACAAATCACCAAAAACATTAATGAATAGGATTGTTGGTATGGTGTTCAACACCAATGACACAAAAGGATTGGTGCCATTTGAACAGTTGATGAAAACAAATGAAAAGTTAACACTAGGTGATTTCTTCCAAAAAGTCAGCAAAGCTATTGATGGTGAAGATCCAGCGGCATATCTAACTAACAAGAAAAACTTTGGTCAAGTGATGAGTGAGTATAATGAATTTTTTAAAAATCCAAATACTTCAAAATCAGTGACAGGTAACACACAGGCATTCAACGTAGCAAGAGAATTGTTTGACGCACAATTCAAGATAGCTGAAATGAAAAAGTCAAATGGCTTCAATAGTCTATTGAGTGATTTAAGATTGAGACCAAAGTGGTCAATGAGAAAAATTAAGAAAGCTAACAAAGATCAATTTGTTGATAGGATTGCCAACGCATTAGATCCTGAAGTTCACGGTGATGTATTAAGAAGACAAGAACTTGCAAATGACTTGTATGAAAATATGTTGAAAGACAATTCAGACTGGCGAATGCAAGGTGACAAAAGTCCACAGAACATTGATGTAGATAATCATATACCTATGGAAGATAGAAAACCTACTTTGGCTTTCAAAGATGGTGATGCTTATGTAGGTTTGATAGATGATTTTGCTGATGGCGATTCAATGGTTTCGTTGCTTATGCAGTTTAGAGAAATGGCGAGAGAAACAGCATTGGTTCAATTCTTTGGTGCAGACTACAGACAAGGTTTCCAACAATTTAAAAGATTAGTAGATGACAACATACAAACAAAAGAAACCAAAGCGGCATTACATTATTTAGAAAACAAAGTTAATCCTGTCCATTTAGAACACAACACATCAGCAAGTATAATGACAGGACTAAGAGGTTTCCAAGCTTCAAGTAAATTAGGTAGTGCTGTTATCACAGCATTGATGGATGTTCCTGCAATGATATTTTCAGGCAAACATTTATTTGGATTACCAACACACAAATTGATTGGCAGTTTCTTTGGTTACAGTTTCAAAGGTGCACCACAAGACTTTAGGAAGTATGCTGAATATATGTTGGAAGGTGTTGACACTTATCTCAACAATGTTGGTGATAGATTTGGTCACATTGGTCAAGGCACAGCAGGTGACTTTGAAAATATTGGTGCAAAAACAGCCAACGCAGTTTTCAAACTATCAGGTTTGAATTGGTGGACTGAAGGTAGAAAAGCAATGGCACTTGGTATCTATGGAAAAGAATTAGGTAACTTGATCAAAGGCAAAACAGCTTGGGACACATTGAAACCACAGTTCAAACAACAATTAGAAAAATTTGGTATTAGAAAAAAAGATTGGATCAATCTACAAAAGACACAACCACTTGATGCAAATGGCAGATTAGATATTTTTGCAGTCGTAGAGAGAGATTGGGAATTCAGTTATGGTAAAAGTTCATTGAGACAAAAATTATCAGCGGCTTTCAATGATGCTGTTGACACAATGATTATGACACCAGGTGATTATGATATTGCTGTTGGTGCCTTGTTTAATGAGCCAGGCAGTTGGGGTAGTGAGATATCTAAAACTTTATTACAGTTCAAAACACATCCAATTGCATACACAAGAAAAATTATTGCAAGAAGTTATAAAGGCACAGATTCAAAATTAGAGTTTGCAAAAAATATGACAATACTTGGAACTGAAATGATGTTGATGGGGATAGCAGTTGTCCAATTGAAAGAAATTGTAAAAGGCAAACAACCAAGAAGATTAGATGATGCCAACCTGTATATTAGAGCGGCAGAACAAAGTGGTGCATATGGTCTATTCTCAGATGTGTTTATGCAGTTTGTAGGACAAGGTGTTATAAGTCAATTCACAGATGAACCAACAAGTTCATTTAGATCAGAACAAGACAAAGCATCACAACTTTTAGGTCCATTGGTTGGTGACATATTATCAATAACAACAGCACCAGAAGTAATATTCAAAGATATTCTTAATGGTAAAACAGAAGGCTTACTGAACAAAACATCAGATCAACTTTTAAGTTATGTTCCATTCCAAAACATTTGGTGGTTAACAATGTTCAAAAGAATGTTGATACACGACTACTGGAAGGAAAGAACTAATCCACGTGCTTATAGAAAACAGCAAAAGCGATTACAGAAAATTGCTAACGACAACAGGGTGGGTGGGAAAACTAACAATATCATCTACGACACTATCAGAGGAAATTAGGAATAAATATTAACATTAAGGATAATCTTATATGGCAGTAACAAGCACAACACCCAGCATTCAATACACAGCAAACGGATCTACTTCAGAGTTTGCTTTCACATTCGTTGTTCCAGCGAGTGACACAGGCGGAACAATTACCACTTCTACTGGTTCAATATCAGCCAGTGATCAAACATTAACAGTAACAGCGGCAGACTTTTTCTATACAGCAGATTTGGTTGGTAAAGCTATAACTGTGGCAGGTGCAGGAGACAGTTCTGCAACATTAGAAACAACGATATTATCAAGAACAAGTGGCACAGTGGTAGAACTAACAGATGCGGCCACAACAACAGTTTCAGGACAGACAGTGGTTGTAACAACAGGAACTTTCGCCACAACACTATTGAACAATTCAGACATAAAAGTTTTCGTGAATGGTGTTGAGAAAACTATTGGTGCAAGTAATGACTACACGGTCCTATTGAACGTAGGTGATGATGCCAACAAGTCAGGAAAAGTAATTTTCAATTCACCACCAAGTAACACAAGCAAAATCACAATCAAGAGAGATGTTACGTTAGCGAGAACAACAGACTTCCAGACAGGTGGTGCACTAACAGCCAAGACATTGAACTCAGAATTTGACACAATGATTATGGCGATCCAAGACACACAGTTTGAATCCACAGCTGGTGCAGTTAAGTTCCCACAAGATGAAACGCCAACAAGTTCATTCTTACCAAGTTCATCAACAAGAGCCAACAAAGTTTTAGCATTTGATGGCACAGGTGAATTGAAAGTTGTAGATGATTTAACATCAGGAACAGTGGCCATATCAGCAACGACAGGAACATTTTCAAGCACAATAAGATCAAACTTTAGATTAGAAGCAGAAAATATTACAAACTTTAGTGCCGCCCAAGGTATCCATATATCTTCAGGTGCTTCACCAACAGTTACTATTCCAATAGTTGACATAAATGCAGGTGCCATAGATGACACTACAATTGGTTCCGCAACACCAAGCACAGGTGCTTTCACAACTTTAAGCACTACAGGTGCAACAACATTAAGAGGTTTATCTTATCCATCGTCAGATGGCTCAGCTGGACAGGTTTTAAAAACAGATGGTAATGGAAATTTAGCATTTGAATCTGTTGCTGGGCTGAGTTTATTCACAGCACTAACAGACACACCAAGTGACCTATCAGGTCAAGGTGGCAAGTATGTTAGAGTTAATTCAGGTGGCACAGCATTAGAGTTTGATACATTTACTTCAGATGATGCCACACAAGGTTCAAACAATATATATTTTTCAACATCAGGTGCCGCAGTCAATACAACGAATTTAAGTGAAGGAACAAACCTTTACTACACAAATGCGAGAGCGGATGCCAGAATAGCAAACAACCTTATTGATGAGGACAACTTTTCAACTGATAGTGACACAAGAGCACCAAGTCAACAAAGTGTCAAGGCTTACATAGCAACTCAAATTGCTACAAAAGATAATAGTGATGAGATTACAGAGGGGTCAACAAATTTATATTTCACAAATGCAAGAGCCAGAGGTGCAGTTTCAGTAACTGACTCAGGTGGCGATGGAAGTTTAGCATACAACAGTTCAACAGGTGTCTTTACATACACAGGCCCAAGTGCCAGTGAAGTGAGAGCACATATCACAGCAGGTGAAGGTATTGACATAAGTTCAGGTGCAATATCAGGTGAAGATGCTACTACATCTAACAAAGGTATTGCCTCATTTAGTTCAAACAACTTTGATGTTAGTTCAGGTGCGGTAAGTTTAAAAGCAGATGGTATCAATGATACACATTTGGATTTTGGAACAGGAACAAATCAAATTAGCACAGATGACATACCAGAAGGTGCAAACAAAAAATTCTTTACTACCAATGGTGGTGCAATAAACACAGATTCATTAGTAGAAGGTTCAACAAATTTATACTTTACAAATACAAGGGCCCAAACACAGGCACAAGCAGTTTCAATCAACAATGTCGTGGAAGACTCAACTCCACAGTTAGGTGGAAACCTTGACACGAATGGTCAAGATCTAATTACAACATCAAATCAAGCAATTGAAATCAAACCTGACGGCACGGGTGCTTTCAACGTAGACACAGAAGGCAACATAGAATTCAAAGCAGGTGTAGGTGGTTCATCATTTGGCACACGATCAGATGATACAGTTAAATTTTTACAACACACAGCACCATCAGGCAATTATCATATTGGTAGCGGTGATTACGGAGTTGGTTATGCACCAATACACGTAGAAGGTGGTATGAGTATTAACGGAACAACAACACCAACCACAGATTTATTATACAACACAGGTATACAGATTGAATCCAACACCAAAGGTTTTCCAGCAGTCGCATTCAAAGTCAAATCTTCAGGTAATCAAGACGGTGGTAATGACAGGTTTGGTAACATTTGGTTTGCAAGAAGTGGATCAGATTCAGGCGACGCATATGTAACAGAAAATGCAACCATTGGTGGTTTCTATTGTAGTCCTTATGATGCAGATGATGGCGACTATTTCAATGTAACAGCCAAATTCTTAGCCACGGCATCAGAAGATCACAGTGACGGATCTATGGGAACAATGATGCAATGGTTCGTTACCAAAGACGGAACTAAATCATTAAAAGAAGTTCTTAGAATGAAAGGCAACAGGGTTGAATTCAATCCGGGAAATAACAATATTGATTTAAGGGTTGATGGTGACACCAATGATGGTGTGTTGTTTGTTGATGCAGGCAATGAAAGAGTTGGTATCAAGACAACATCACCAAGTGTGGATTTTGATGTAGCGGGAACGTTCAAAGCAACAGCATTTGATTCAAGTGTGACGCTTGACAAGTTAGGTAATGTCCACAACGCAACGCCAACAGATGGACAGTTCTTGAAATATGTGAATGCGAACTCAAGATGGGAACCAGCAACAATTGGTTATGTGGCGACACAGGCCGCAGATCAGGTCACAGCAGGTTTTATGATCAAAGACACATTGAACTCAACTGTGGGAAGCACTTGGACAGGTTCAAACAACACAGGCAGTGATGGTGCAACAGGTGTTGACTCAACAGATACAACAGGAATGGGCTTGTTCTTAGATGGTGGAACAGTCCAGTTTGATGACAACAACGGTGTGTCAAGAACTATGCAGAAAGACATCAATCTGTATGGTGCCGGTGTCTTCTTTAATTTAGGTGGAGCAGATTCAGGTTACACAGCAACAGAATCTCAATTGTTGTTTGGCCACTCAATTGCCACTGATGACTTTGGTAATGAATATATAAGTGACCTGCAGGATCAGTATCCATCAAACTCAAACAGGTTCAAGAGAAGATACAACTATCCTACAATGTTGTTCTCAAATGCAAAAAATCCTTCCAACACAAAATTCGGTGGTTTCATATCCACTGTAAATGGACATCCTGCAGGTGGTCAAACCACAGGTTGTGCGGATATGTATATTGGTGCTTATCCACTCAGTATAGGTTACGCATCAGCGGCCAATATGGACGCACTGAACACAGGTAAAGTCAGTATCATAGTTGGTGGTAAATGTGCCACACAATCATTTTCAACATATGGTGGAAACACAGATTACAAATACAGAATAAAAGAAGTTGTCAAGTTTGATATGCCAACAACAGGAACATTGGCAGGTGGTAACCTTGTAGAACAAGGTGCGAGAGCAACATTCCTGGAACCATTAGTATTACCAAACAAGACCACAACGGAAAGAAATGCTTTAACTGGAACAAAAGGAATGACAATATTCAACTCTACAGAAAACAGAATAGAATACCACGATGGAAGTGGTTGGAAGTATGTTAGTGGGACAAGTGTATAATGATTAAGGATTCAGAAGATGGCCAGATACAAAGTATGCAAGTGTCCTTGTGTGATATGTTGGATAACCTGGCCTTTTAGGAAATATTGGAAATGGACAATGAGCAACTATGACAAATAAAAATTCAACAGCAGAAAGATTAACAAGATTAGAAACCAAGATTGATTTACTAATGAACAACCACCTTCACCACGTTGAAAAAAGATTGTCTAGATTGGAAGCAGGTATGATTGGCCTACTTTGTTTTGCTGTCACCAACTTGATCGTTGTTGTTTGGAATCTTGTTTAAGCAAAAATTGGTGCTAGTTTATCATTAACTGGCGTTGCATTCTTATCAACATAATCAACTGCCAAATCATTGATAGTGTTTAATATTCTTTCAACACCACAAACTACTCTTATTGTTTTATGTTTGCCAATTCCTTTTTTGCAAGTGCCATCGAGTATATTATTTGGATTGTTTCTTGATCTTTTATAATTCTAATGTACTTTTGAATCATACCCAAAGCAAACCTGGCAGGTGTTTGTGACCATTCACCATCCCAAAGTAGTTCATCATCAAAACTTTTCTTAGCCAACATAGTTGTTCTTGTTCGCCAAATTTTGTTCCAATGTGGTTGCATCATTTTTTGATTAGCAACCCTTTGTATGTCAGGATTTTTATTTTTACCAGGCTGGTTATTTTTGCTTAATGTATGAAACAAGATGTAATCTTGTTCTGCCAATTCACCAAGTTTAGAAAATGCATCTATACTGGCCAATGCAAGTTCTTTGTTTTGTGGACTGTTGCACCAAACGTTATTTGTGTTTGATGTTTTAATTGTATATTCGTAATATATCATATTATTCCTTATCTGCGATTGTATTATCGTCTTGTTGTATTTGTTCCATTGCATTCAGTTCGT